TTAAATCCTTTTTGTTCGTAACCTTTCCAACATGTTCCTCTTGGCATTAAAAACCTCTCAACGCAAGTTTAGGTAATCCTCTTATTAAACCACCTTTAGCTTTTTTAGTTCTTTTAGCTGAATCAATAAATTTACGATAAACACCGGCTGATGATGCTTTACCCATTACACCTGCTCTTTGTTCCATAGCTACAGCAGCTTGAATTTTATGTGCTCTTGTTTTTCCGCTTTTTCTTATTTTTGCTACACTATTTTTAGCATCTGTTTCTGTTTTAAATTTTAAACCGCTAATAGTTCCTTTTGGATTTTCATCTGTATATAAATCAGAATGTTTTTTTGATCCAGCGGGTTGTCCTTTTTTTCTTGGAATCCTAGCTACTCCACCTTTTTTATAATGTTCGACTGGATTATATGGTCTTGTTGAATCTTCTAGAAATAATCTAGCATATTTTTCAGCATCAAGTTCTTTTTGAATTACTTTTTTATAATTCTCATCTAACTTTTTTTCAGCTTCTCTAATTTTTTTTTGTTCTTCCTCTGCTTTTTGAGCAGCTTTTTTTAAATTTTTATCAAATTCTTTTTTAATTTCACTTGTCATTATACTAATCCACCTGATCTCATATCTCTTCTTCCAGCAAATGTTTTAACATTACTAGGCTTTGGTCCTACATTAGATGCTTGTTGTTTTCTTTTAACAGCAGAAGCTCTTTGACCTTTACTCATAGATCTAGCTTTAGCTATAGGTACACATTTAGGATAATTTTTTCTTTTTTCTCCACCACTTCTTCCACATTTAGGATAAGACCCATCAGATTTTTTATTTGCTATATCAACCCAATTTTCCTTAACCCAATCTCTAAGACCAGCCATATTAATATTTTTTTGTAACTTTTCTTCTGTTTTCTAAAACACCACCACAACCTTTGGCAACGCCACCTTGTTTATAATTAGATACCATTTTTCTCTCTTGAGAAACATTACCACCACCCATTTTCTTTTTACGTCCACCTGGAACTACTTTACCAGAACAAACTGCACTCGCGTACATGTTCGCGTACGCGCTAGGGTACACTGCAAATTTTGCTTTTGCTGCTGCTTTTCCTCTTGGGCAAAGTTTAGCCATTATTTTTTATCCTTTTTATTTATCATTTTATTTAAAATTTTAGATTGTTTTAAATGTCTAATAGAAGATTTTTTTAAATCTTTTGCTATTTTCATAAGAGCTTTACCTTGTCCTCTTAAAGAAATATCTCCCATTAATAACCTCTCTTTGCAATTTTAGGTATGCCTCTCATTAAACCACCTTTGTTTTTTTTAACTCTACCACCTTTTTTATATTCTTCTTTTTCTCCATATTCTTCCATTTGATTTAGTCCTGATTTTAATTCATCAGACATACGTTCTGCAGCGCCTAATTCAGTTGGATCAAATAACTCTGTAAGAACTCCTCCTCCTGTAATTATTTTTGCACCTGTTTTACCTACAGCATATGCAGCTCTTCTTGCAGCTTTTTTAATATCAGCTGCCTTTTCCATATCTGCTGCACTTGTTAATCCTTTTCTTCTAGCCATTGCAATAAATTTTTTTCTTTTATCACTATATTTAGATTCATCATACTCACCTACATTACTTCTAGGTTCATCTGAAGTTTTACTTTTAAGAGCTTTAGCTAACTCTTTAAACTTTTCTGTTTTTTCTTCTCCTGTCAAATCTATTTTAGACAGTTTTGCAAAAGGATTTTTTTCTTTAGGCATAAATTATTTTTTACCTTTTTTCATGTCAGAGTTTTTCATCATTTTTTTGTTTGGCATTTTATGCATACCTTCTTTAATCATGCCACCTTTTTTCTTAATAACACCTCTACCTTTTAAAACATCTTTAAAAGTTACTTTACCATCACCAGTTAAATCTGGAAATGCTTTACCACCCTTTTTAACTTTACCACCCATTTTAAATTCTGATCTTGGTCTTATTTTAAAATCATTTCTCATTTTTATTCCTTTGTTATTGTTTTGTTTGCCATCGTTCGTGCGATAGATTCACCGGATCGTCCTACTACATATCCCCCAAGGCCAATTTGCAATAAAGTCCAAACGTCACCTGGTAGTTCAAATGTAATAACCGTTCCTATAATTAATTTTATAACAGGTCCAAGAATATAATTCCAGACTAGTATAAAAATTAATACATACATTAAAAGTGGTCTCCAACTTGCTGTAAACCAGCCTGCTTTGGCTTCTGCCTCAACAATAGCTGCTGCCGCTTTTAATTCTTCTGTACTAGATTGTAATAATTGTTGATTAAGCTGTGCTTTTAATTTTTCTTGAAGATCTTTATCAGGTACTGCTTTTTCAATTGTGCTAAATAGAATTTTAGCTAATGGAGCAATAGCACCTAATATTGGAAGCATGGTTTAATACCACTTAGCTGATCTTTTTTTCTCTGGAAGCATTCTTTTTTGTCCACCTACTGGTTCTACTTGTGTTTCTTGTGGATTAGAAGCTTGAATATCAACTGCTTGTGCATAACCGTCACTATTTAAAAATTGTGAATGATCAACTTGAGTTCCATATGCAGATCTTGATGAACTTTCAGTCACTGAACCATCTGTTGCTATTTTTTTTTGTTTTGAATTAATTTCCATAGTTATAATATACTCCTTTTTTAGTTTTTAACAATAATTATTGTATTTTCTTGTTCATATCAGAAAACTGCTGTTTTGCAATTGAAGTTGCAGCCCTTAATTCAGCCAAATCTTCATTTTGTTGTAGTTTTTCTTGTGTATTTGTCTGATTCATCATGGCTCTCATCTTATCAAGGTTAATTTTCTCTTGTCCTTCTTTAGTTTTTCTAGCATTTTCTTGAGCCTGAAGATCTAATTCACGTGATTTTAATTTAGCAATAGGATCATTATCAAATTGTGATGTAATTCTTTGTTCTTCCTTCATAAACTCATCCATCATTTCAGCAATCAATATTGCTTTTCTGGATTCAATTTGCATTTGTAGTTGTTGAACTTGCATTTGCATTTGAGGGTTCTGTGCAGCCATTGGATCTTGAGATAATTGTTGTAGTTGTTGTAATTGAGTTGTGAATTCTATTTCAACTTGTTCTAAAGCCATCAAAGAAATATGTTCAAAAATGTTTTTCTCTAATGAACCCATGATAACTGGATTATTTCTTGCCATGTTTGTAGACATGAAATTTAAATGTGAAGTGATATGAGCTCTATGATCTTGTCCTCTAAATGCTTGGAAAGGTTGTCCTGATAAAGAATCAATATGTTCTAATGCAGGATCTTTTGGTGCTGGCGGTTGAGGTACATTTAAAATTTTATCTATATCTCTAACTCCTAAAGCTTCGTACATTTTTCTGTAAGCTTCATATAAATTATGAATTTGTGGATTAGATTGAGCAAGTTGTAATTGAGTTTGTGCTAAACTAATTCTTTGAGTTTGTGAAAATATATTTGGATCAGCAACTGGAACTATATCTACTCTGTCATCAAAGTCAGTTTGTTTAATTGTTCTTTGTCCACCTACAACATCATAAGGATATTCTGGAGGTAAGTAGAGTGCAAACACTTTAGATAATAATTTAAATTCTTGTTTCATTGAAGCATATAATCTCTTATGAATTGCAGACATTGTTCTGCTGCCTCTTTCTAGTAAGGCCACTGTAGTGCCCACTGCTGCTTGTTGATTGCCGTCTCCTATTTGTATGTCAGCGATTGAAGCAAAACGTTGACCTGCTTGAACCACAACTCCCATTAATTGTAATAAAGTTTGTGAAGGTTCTTTAAATGGTAAAGGCATAAATGCATCTCTTAAATTTCCTCCAGGTGCATCTACATCTCTAAATTCTCCTGGTTGAATAGGTTGTGCATCATCTCTGACACGAATACCTCTTTGTTTAAATCCTGATGGTAAATTAGATAATGTTCCAGCATCTAGTAACTGTCTTAAAGCTGATGTTGCAGTTCTAGATAATCCACCAATCATATGGATTAATCCAAAGCCATAGAAACCAAATCCTGGTAAAAATTTAAAGTGAACGAAATATTGAATTTTTTCCTTTTTAGGATTTCCAACATTATAATTTCTACGAATCGATAAAATTTCACGAGAGCCTTCTTCTATCGTCACTATGTAAGGAAGTTTAATTCCTGTTATTTCCCCGTTGGGATTGCGATCTTCAAAGCCCTCGATATCTAAATTTACATGACATTCTATTAAAGTAAAGATATCATTATTTTTTTCTTTTCTAATTCCTTCTAGTTCTCTCTCCTTGGCTTTTAATTGATTATCTACATTATCCATAGCAGGAGATAATTCTATATCTCTATAAAAACCGCTGACTTGTTGTTTTCTTAAATCATTTTCAGTTATTTTAATTACATGCATTATAGCATCCGCATCATCTAATGATGTTGCAGAATAAGGAACAATTAAATCATCGGCAGGTACAAATTTTGAAACTGCTCTTCCAAGTAAAGAATCATAGTAAACTTTTTTAAATGTAGATCCTGATAGAGGTAGATAAAATAACATCTGATCAAATTCAGGTTCATACTCTTTCATGATATCCATTATTTGATAATTCATAAAATCTTTAACTCTATTTGCTTGATCTTCTTTTTGTCTATCATTTAATCCAACCACTTGAGTTCTAACGGGTCCTTCTGCTGGTAATAATTCTTTATAAGCTAAAGCTTGAAATTGTGTAACGGCTTCTGCAAGCACTGGATGAGTTGCACCACTAGCTCCTCTAAAGGGTTCTGTTCGTTTTTCGTATTTAAATCCTAATAACTCTAAACCATCTGTGTAAGATGTTTCCCAATCTTGACGTGATGATCTATACTCTTCATAGTTTTGAAAAAGTTCTGAACCTAATGGCATTAAAACTTCTTCTGGTAATAATTCTGCTAAGTTGTCAAAGTGGTTTTCACTTTCTTCTTGGTTAAAGGCACCTGGGTCAAAATTAATT